CAGCCGCAAGTCCATCGTGTGGGAAACGGTGCAAGGTACATGTGAGAAGCTTCGTGAACACTATGGACACACACTGCCCAAGACCCGTCTCCGCGAAAAATTCAACGCTTATAAAAAGATCGGCTACGCCGCCCTTGTCAACAAGAACACGGGCAACCAGGCGGCACGCGTGGTGGTTCCCGAAGTGGCGCGGCTGTTGCTGAAGCTCCGCCGCAGCATCGTTCCCCGCTATACGGAGGCGCAGATTTTCGACGAATACAACCGCCAGGCGGTGGAGCGCGGCCTGAACATCATCAAGTCGCCCACCACCGTAAAGAACTATCTCAACGACCCTGCCGTGATGCCTATGTGGTATGCGGCGGTACATGGCATGCAGAAATGGAAAGCCAAGTACACCAGTCTGATGAAGACCAGCCTCCCGCAGATGCGCGATGCCTTGTGGTATGGCGACGGTACCAAGTTGAACCTCTACTACAGGAATGAACAGGGCAAGATGTGCACCACCGGCGTATATGAAGTGATGGATGCCTATAGCGAGACCCTGCTTGGATATGACATCGCCCCGAACGAGAATTTCGACTGCCAGTATCGTGCCTACCGCATGGCCGTGGAAGTTTCCGGCAGCCGTCCCTACGAGATAGTGACCGACAACCAGGGAGGACACAAGAAAGGCGACGCCGCGGGATTCTTCCAACGCCTTACGGTACTCCACCGTCCCACGATGCCCTATAACGGACAGTCCAAGACCATAGAGAATGCCTTCTACCGTTTCCAGGCACAAGTCCTTCACGCCATCTGGCATTTTACGGGACAGAACGTGAACGCCAAGAAACTGAACAGCAAGCCCAACCTGGAATTCATAGAAGAGAACGCCTACGCACTCCCCACGTTTGAAGAGCTGAAAACAATCTACAAGGAATGCCGTGACAGATGGAACAATAAGGAAAAGCACTTCGCCACCGGTATTCCACACATGGAGATGTACCGCATGAGCGGGAACCCCGAGGCCCAACCCGTTACGGAGGTTGACATGATGCGTATGTTCTGGCTGTGCCATCCCAAAGCCGTGACCTATACCAACTACGGACTTCAGTTTGAAATAGACAAACGGAAATACCACTATGACGTATATGCCGCCGACGGCCTGCGTGACGAGGCATGGGCGCTTCGCAATACCGGACGCGAGTTCACCGTGATGTATGATCCTATGGACATGACCCGCGTGGAGCTGTGGCGGAATACCGCCACCGGTGCCAAGTACAGCGCCACCGCCACTCCTAAGGTCACTGTCAGCCGCGCCACGCAGGAGCGCACACCGGAAGAGAGCAGCTTCATGCGGAAAACCATCGACCGGAACAAGGAGACCATGGCCGCCATCCAGCTGGAAGGCGAGCGTTTCGACCTTGACGAACGTATCGCAGCCGAGCTCTTCGGTCTTTCCACTCCCAAACCTAAGAACCTCAGCAAGAATAAGATGGACGGATACCGTGAAAGGCATGACCGTGGCGAGCTCCATATTCCTCTTTCCCTGCCGGAAAAACAGAAGCGGGAGGAGGCCGAAGCGGACACGGAAACCGATTACTCCACTATGGGGGAATATACCAAGGCACTCTCCAACATGACGTTGGACGAGCTGGCACTGGACAGATTTTAAACGGCAATCAATAACCAATTAAATACCATTCAAGAATGAAAGGACTAACCAAACAAGACAAGGATGCCATCCGCGACGCACTGATGGCCTACTGTGAGAACTTTCCCAGCCGCAACCGCGCCAGCGAGAGCCTGCAGGGTGTCAGTGCGGCTGTGGTGAGCCAGATTCTGAACACCAAGTACGAAAGCATCTCCGACGACATGTTCAGCCGCATAGCAGCGCAGATAGGTTTCAGCTTCGAGCATTGGACCATCTGCGAGAGTGAGAACTTCCGTCTCGCCACCTACGTGCTGGCCGACGCCCAGATGTACAAGAATGTCACCTGGATGGTGGGCGATGCCGGATGCGGCAAGACCACTGCCGCCATAGAGTTCCGTCGCACACACCGCAACGTGTTCTATATCCTTTGCTCGGAAGATATGAAACGCAGCGATTTTGTGCGCGAGATAGCCAAGCAGGTGGGCGCGCCTACCGACAGCACCAGCAACCTGCGTGACATGCTGGACTATGCACTCGGTATGATCGGTTTTCTCCAGAACCCGCTGCTCATCTTCGATGAGGGGGACAAGCTGACGGACTGTGTATTGAATTACTTCATCAGCATCTACAACCGCCTGGAAGGACGCGCGGGTATCGTGTTCATGAGTACCGACTATATCAAGCGGCGTGTGGACAATGGGCTGAGATACAACAAGAAAGGCTACAAGGAAATTAACAGCCGCATCGGACGCAAGTTCTTCGACCTGAACGCCACCAGCCGCAATGACGTGTATGCCATCTGTCAGGCCAACGGGCTGACCGGTGAAGCCGAGATAAGACGTGTGCTGAAAGATGCTGAAACCAGTGACAATGACCTGCGCCGCGTGAAGCGGGTGATACATGCGCAGAAGCGCCGTGCCGAGCAGCAGAAAGGAGGGGCAGAGTAATGAGTGAGACTTTTGAACGTAATGCCAAGGGGGTACGTGAGATGCTTTCCATGAAGTTTGACACACTGGACTTTGAGGGGGTGTGGCATGACGCTTTCGGCACACCCGAGCGTCGGGGTGTCTGGTTTGTGTGGGGGAACTCCGGTAACGGAAAGACTTCATTTGTGATGCAGCTCTGCAAGTATCTCTGCCGTTTCGGCCGTGTGGCCTATAACAGTATGGAAGAAGGTGCCTGCCTCACCATGCAGGACACACTCCGCCGCTTTGGCATGATGGAGGTCAACCGTCGCTTTCTGCTTATCGACAATGAAAGCATCGAGCAGCTCAGCCTGCGTCTGAAACGTCAGAAATCACCAGATTTTGTGGTGATAGACAGTTTCCAATACACACAGATGACCTATCGGCAGTATATTGAATTCAAAGAACGCCACCGTAACAAGCTGATGATTTTTATCAGCCATGCCAGTGGCAGGCTGCCTACCGGACGCAGCGGCAAGAGCGTGATGTTTGACGCGTCATTGAAAATCTACGTCGAGGGCTACCGGGCTTTCAGCAAGGGACGCTTCATCGGTCCGAAAGGCTACTATGACATCTGGCCGGAAGAGGCGGCAAGATATTGGGGAGAATGTAATATGCAATGAGCCATGAGAACGACTGCCGACAAACCTATCAGCGCCCAGCAGCTTAAAGCCCTGCACGCCACCTTCCACCGTATCGGCATGGATGACGAGGCCCGCCACGGCTGCATCTACGAGTTCACTTCCGGCCGTACGGAAAGCAGCCGGGAACTGACGATGCGTGAGGCGCGGCAGCTGCTGGAGCGGTTGAACCCGACGGACGACAAGGCACGGGCCATGCAGATGGCAGAAGCCAGGAATGTATTCCGGGACATCTACCGTCTTTCGTTCCAGATTCCCCAGCTGAACCAGGGGTTTACCAGCGACAGTGAGGAGGAATACCGCATGAACGTGGCGAAGCTGAACATCTGGGCACGTAAGTACAGCAAAGCGCGCAAGGATATAACAGGCATGAAGCTTTGGGAACTTCAGGCCACTAAAAAACAACTGGAGGCGTGGATGCGCCGTGAGGAAAGGAAACTTAAAAAGGATTGATACAATGAGAAAGAAACAGGAAATAAGGAAAGGGATTGCCATCCTCCGCATGAAAGGGGATAGAATCAGCCTGCTCCAGGCCAAGGTGCTGGAAAACGGGCATAATGAGAGCCAGGTGTTTGCCACCTACGTGGCTTCTGTTCCGGAGGAAGACAAGGATGAGACCGTGTTTTATGCCTGCCGTGACGCCGCCCGTTTTGCCGCAGGGCGATTATCGCTGGAAGAGCTGATACCGGATGCGGACAGATATCCGGTGACGGTTGACAGACCTGAACCCAAGGAGCGCCAGTCAGTCAGTGTACGGGAGTTTGAGGCTCTGAAGCGTAAGGTCGCACAGCTGGAAGGCTTTGTGGAAGATTTGCTGAAGGAACGCCGCCAACGTGCCGAATACCAGAAATTGCCGGATACGAACCGTGCGGACTATATCGGCCAGAAAGATGCTACAGAGCTTATAGGATGTAGCCGTGAGACGCTGAATGCCTGGCAGCGTAAGGGTTACATTACCGGATACCGCAAAGCCGGACTGGTCTATTACAGCAGGAGTGAGCTTGCCGCCGCTCCGGTTGTGCAGAATTTTATTACAATAAAGAAGGGGAGGAGATGAGATGTCTGATAATAATAATCAATATATCCCAATGGTCCATATCGTAGACAGGAACAAACGCCGTGAACGGCTGGCGTCCCGTCTCGAAGTCTGTGCAGACCGTATCTGTGACCTGCAGGACCGGTTGATGGCGGGTATTACCGCCTTGAGACCTATCGAGTACGACCGCCTGCTGGATGAAT